AGCAGCGGGTACATCGAATCCCCTACGATACGCAGTCCTCCGTCGCATTTGGGGATCAGTGTCGTCTCCATGACCTCGACGATCGACTGGCTGTATTGATCTGCAAACAGAGGAACAAGGCCAGCGACGGCCTCCATGTCATATATAGGTATCTGCTGGCGGTCAATCAGACGATCGGTTCGCAGTTTGAAAACCTTATCTACGGTAACATCGGCGACATTCTTCTCGAAGCTTTCTTCCCCTTTCGGGTATTCTGTATTTGATGGTGTTTTTTGGAGTTTTCGTTTACCATCAATTTCCCCATCAATTTTCCCATCATTTGATTTGATGGTGTTTTTTGGAGTTTTGGTAAGCAAAATTTCTCCCCGACCTGTCAGTACCCAATCTATATTCAAAAATTCAGAATATTCTGACATTGCCAGTTTATTAAAGAAGTCGAAACTGGGCGCTGATTTCCCATTCACAATATCGTAAATAGTTTGCGAGCGGTTATATCCTAACGCAAGAGCAAATGCATTAGGCTTAATCCCCAATGCTTCAATTAGTTTAGAAATCCTTTCAGAAATTTCTGTATTTTTATGCTCTTTTTTTTGCATTTCAGAATATTCTGCAATATATTTGCGTAAAGTTTAATGCACAAATGTATTTAAAAAATTCGATTATGAGCACAGAAAACCGAGAAAAACGACTTGAGGCCATTCGGAACGGTCTCCGGCGCGGGGATAAGAAGCATATCGCCCGCCTCGCAGGCGTGCATCCGGTGTGGGTCTCCTACGTGATCATGGGACGCGGAGTAAGTGAGCGAGTTCTGACGATCGCCGAGGGAGTGATCGCCGAACGAGAACGACAAAATTAGCATTCAACAATATGAACGACGAGTTTTTAATCATCCGCTACCATGTCACGTCTCCCCTTGTATCTGATGTGGCGAAAATAGTACATGAAAAGGTGTACCCTCGAGATGCCACCGGACATCTCACCATGAAAGACCCTCGCAACGAAATTATCTCGGCTCGCCGAGCTATGGAGATCGTCCGTCAGGAGAATCTGACGCTGGTCGTAGATAATGAACACGGGCTAATCTGGGCAAAAATAACGTATAAATAGCTTTTCATGGAACAGCCGAAAATCCGCTGTATTAAATGTCGGTGCGAGATCAGCGGCGCACATTACAATACCCCCGCAGGGCGGTATTGCTTCAAATGCTGGGACAAGGTTCCGGCCCGCAAGAAAAAGATGATGGAACGGCTGGCTATGGAGCGGTTTGCCAACCTGGGGCGCCTTTTCGAATAGCCAATCAGTGAGATAAGAGTAACGACAACAAAATGAAACAACTTAATACCGATAATAGTTATGATACGCAAATGGATAAAAAAACTTCTCGCACCGATCGTGCGAGAAATTATAAAGAGTGAACTGGTCGCCATCCGGGCAGCCGAAAGAGAGGCGGCAATCAAAAATGCGCTACAAGAAATTCGTAGCCCCAAAAGGCGGCTAAGGACCCCAGAAGAGATGCAGCGTTATATTGGTCATTAGCCGTTTGAGATTCGACATAAATATGAGCCACATGATCGTAAATATATTCATCAGGTTGACAAAATATACGTTCGTCCGGACTGGCCTCCAAATATTTGTCTTTGCATATCGGCTCCCCTTTGCAGAAACTAAACCCCATAAGGTCGCAGAATTGCTGCAATTTCGAGAAATCATAGACCTCCTTGTCTACGTTTTCAATCACAAATAGAAAATGGCTCTCCATGACAATCAATTTTAGTTAAATAGGTTTTGCACCCACAAGTTAACTAAAAATCCCGTGAATGCAAAGGCATTGTTTCGGAGCGATACCGACACGGGAGCAAAAACAAGGTTTTAAACGGCTTTAAACACGGTTTTAATGATACTGCCAAACGACATACTGATACGCGCGACCCCCGACGGGCAAACCGTCTGGGTGTCGCAGCGTATGGTATGCGAGGCATGTGGTATAGATGAGGACTATTTTGAAAAAGCCGGTCGGCCACGTTACAAATCCTCCCTATCACCCTCGTGGCGAAAGGTCGCCGATCAGACGGAGTTCTTCCTGGGCAAAAAGGAGGGCAAGGCTTGGCGTTGGGGCCGCAAGGGCGGGCAGTATTACTACGACTACGACCATATCCCGAACCGGAAACCGACCTGCTACCGGGACCTGCTGCCCTCGAAAGAGGAGTTGATCGCCGCCGTCGAGGATCAAAAGTTGGACAGCAGCCGTACCCGTCGGAATCGGATTGTCGACACACTGGATGAGAAGGTGAAGAATTACGAAAGCGTCGACGATTTCATCTATTTCTCGACTTTCACAATCGGAGACAAGGATATTTTTGACACCAGACGGGCGCGGGACTTACAACAGGCCGCTGCGTGGTGCCGGTTCCTGAAGAATGCCCCGGCCCTGATCGAAAACGGGTCTTTGGGCTTTCGAACCCTGACGGGATTATACAAGGTTTGTGCGGCCCGGATCGAGAAACTGGACCTGACGGGCTTCCGCATCAAATCCGCGGAATCGCTCCGGAAGAAGATCGCCGCCCTGCCCGACGGGGAGGCGATGCTGGCAGCCCTGGTGTCGGGCAAGTACTGCAATGACAACCGCCGGATCCTCGGCAAGTCCGAGATCGTGGACTACGCGACGGGCGAGGTGATGAAGTACGACGCGCACCAGGCGACGATCATGTCCTACTGGCTCAATCCGGGTCGCTCGCAGAAGGATTCGAAACAGACGCTCTACGGGCTCTACGCCTACGACATGGAGTGCCTGAACATTGAGCCTGTGAAGCTGTCGACCTTCACGCACTACATCAACAAATGGGATAACCGATATTTGTCTGCCGCCGAGCGTCACGGCAAGGCCTACGCCAAAAACGCGTTCCGGCCTTATGTGCCCTCTGAATCGCTCGAATATGCCAATTCGCTATGGGTTTCCGACGGTTCGGGCGTCGTTCCATACCGCTATCAGGACCAATACGGCAAGTGGCGCATGATGAAGATGTACACGATGCTGATCACGGATGTCGGCAGCCGCTACATGGTGGGCTATTCGGTCAGCCGCAAGGGCGAACATGTCGAGGATTTCCGGATGCTGCGCGACGCGATGCGCATGGCGTTGCTTGATAACGGCAAGACCGAGGTAATGGATTTCCTGTCGGACAACCACGGAGCCTATACCGGGGCCGAATCACAGGCATTTTTGTCATTGGCCTGCGCCTATCACCGCACCATCGCGCCGCACGATTCGCAGGCAAACCCTGCAGAGTGCATTTTCCGGCTGTTTAAACGCCATTTTAAAAGCTATTTCAACCTTCCTGAAACCTCGTGGAACGCCAGGAGCCTCGAAAGCATGGCGAATCCGGACTACTACGACATCATGGCCCTGCCGACCTTCAGCGAGGCACAAGGGCTGCTCGACAATGCGATCCAGGAGTGGAACACGACGCAACTCAAATGCGGCATGACGCCGGAACAATGGTTCCGGGAGTTCAAGAATCCGGCTGCCGGGCAGTACGACGCGCGCCGTTACCGGATGGTGACGGGCGAGGTGTCGAAATGCGACATCAGCTATGCGCGTTCGATTCTCGAGGTCGAACGCCAGGGCGCCAAATATAAGTTCGACATCCCGACGGATGCGGCAACCGTGGGCCTGATTGCCCGGCATATGGGGTACGCTCCGAATCTGAAGGTAACGGTATATTGGGATGCCGAAGGGGCCGATCTTTACACGCCGGACGGGGTCTATATGTTCACCTGTGCCCCGGCTCCGCTGGCCTCGAAAACATACGCAGAAGCTACGCCCGATGGGCTGCGGGCCCTGGGGCACCACATACAGAAGGGCGAGACCTATGACGCCATCACGGAGGAGTTCGTCGATGATGTGATCCGCGCGAAGGCCATCCTGTCTCCGAATTACCTTTTCAACATCCGGGACAACGCCACCAAGGAGGATTACAACGCCCTGCACGAGCAGATCAGCGCCGCCGAATATGAACGGGGCCGCGCGAAACTGGAGGCCAAGAAACAACGCGTCCGGGAGCGGGAGCGAAAGAAGGCAGACCAGGTCCAACAGCAGGCAGTGATCGACTACCACAAAAATCACATTTCCGATTTGTCAAAATACATCAAATAACCGCCTTATGGAAAAAATCAAAAAAGACGAAATTATTACTGCCGCCAAACAGTACATGCAGCGGCACGGCATGTCGCAGAATGCCTTGGCGAGGACTTGCGGAATCAGCGCGTCGTATCTTTCCAACCTGCTGAACGGGGTCTATGAATACAAATCCGGCCCTGACAAGGTTACGGAGATCGCCGACCGCTATTTCATTACGCTTGCATCGGTGATCGGCTTCGAGATCGAGCAAACCTTTTGGAAGGTAGAGCCTACGCCGCAGTTTGTGATCGCCATCTCGGCTCTCGAACGTGCGCATCTGAACTGCACCGCACGTTTCGGCGGCGTGAAGATGATCATCGGCGAAAAAGGCTGCGGCAAGACCACGGCGATCGACCAGTACTGCAAGGCCAATCCGACCAACACGTTTCGTGTGACGATCAACGCCGAGGACGGCATCCGAGACATCCTCGAGGAGATCGGTCGCTTGCTCGACCTCGACCTGCCGATGCAGAAAGGTGCACGCCTGCGCCTGATCGGTTCCGAGTTCCGGCGCCGTGCGCTGTGCGGGGAGCGCAACATGCTGATCCTCGACGAGGGCGAGAACACCAAACTGCCGGGTATCCGGGCCTATAAAGCCATCTATGACATGATCAAGGGATATGCGGCCTTTGCGATCGCCGGAACCGCCGATCTGCTGAAACTGCTCGACAGGCTCGAACTGCGCGGTGTCAACGGCGTGCCGCAGTTCAAAAGCCGGATGAAGGCGAACACAATTATTCTGCCGCCGATCGACCGGAAATTCGAGAACTTCATGTATAAGGTCAAGGATGAAAACCTCCGCAAAATCCTCGTCGAGCTCTGCACCGATTACCGGGAGCTCAACGACTACCTCGAGCCTGCGATCATCGCCGCGCACAAGGACGGCGTGGCGCTCACGGACGACTATTTCAGAACCATGTACGGCATAATGAAAAACAACAACAATGGGACAGCAAAACGGTATTAAAATCAGCCCGGAACTGATCGCGGAATTGCGCAGGTTTGCCGGGACAGTCGCCCAAACCGGGGCAAGCATCAACGAGATTATGAGTGTCGCGGATGCGATGCGGCAGACCTTCCTCGACAATTATTCGAAGGAGGCCCTGAAAGCGATCAAAACCATCAAATCGTAATCAGTATGCCCGAGATCATCGAACTAACCAAATCATCGGCGGCAAGTCTGGACTGTCTTTCATACATGATCGAATTGCGCCGTAAAAACATTCTCAAAGCAGAAAGTTTTCTGATGCAACACAGGGACAGCCTGTCCCCGGAGCGGATCGCGCAGATCGAGCAAGACCTGGAAGACATGCGTTCTGGCCTGCATAACATGGAGACCGACTATTGCAGTATCGCCGGGGAACCTTACACCGACAAACGTAATTCTTAATCAATATCACTATGAAGGACGAACTGAAAGACATGACCGCCGACCAGCTGGAACAGCTGCTCGAGCAGAAGCGGGCCGAGGAGCGCCAGGCCGCAGACAAACGGCGCCGGGACTATGAGGAGACGCGGGCCGACTTCGTGAAGCGTATGGCAGCCGAAACCCGTAATATCACTGGCCGGGTGCGCGAGTTCTACGACCTGGTCGTGGCCGAGACCGATGCTTTCCGAAAAATCATGCAGGAGTACGGAGCCACGCGCCGGGACGACCAGCTCGGCTACTCGGTGCAGGAGGGAGACTTCCGCCTCGAGGTGAAATGCAATCGGGTAAAATGCTTTGACGAACGGGCCGACGTGGCCGCCGCCCGGCTGATCGACTTCCTGAAGGCATGGATCGGCGGACGGGAGAAAGGGGCCGACGATCCGATGTACCAGTTGGCAATGACGCTCCTGGAGCGTAACCGCAAGGGCGATCTGGACTACAAGTCCATCAGCAAGCTGTATGATCTCGAGGCGCAGTTCGGCGATCCCGAATACTCGCAAATCATGCAACTGTTCAAAGAGAGCAACGTCGTTAACGGCACCGCCATAAACTTCTACTTTCACCAGCGCGACGAGCGCGGTGTATGGCACAAGATCGAACCGTCATTTAATCGCATGTAAGCCATGATCATCAGACCTTCCATATCCCTATTTATCATTCTCCTGGGGCTCAAATTGACAGATGCGGTCGATTGGTCGTGGTGGTGGATAACATGTCCGTTATGGGTCGATGCTTTTTTATACCTTATCGTTTTTGTTTGGTTCTTTTGTATAGAGATTCGCAAACAGCTACGT